TGCTTGGAAAGAGAAACATTATCCAGGTATGCCGATTTTGACATTAACGGGCCGTTTTCGTGGTTCTATGACTGATCCCAGTGGACGTCATACAGAAATCAGGGAACGGCGGCAACTTACTTGGGGTTCGGCCCATAAGGTAAGTGAGGAGCATGACTTGGGTGGCATACACGCAGAAGGTCGCGGAAACATGCCTGCCCGTCCGCCAATTCGCATAACGCAACGCAATGTTGACGATATAGCAGATACAGTAGTGGATTACATACTAGCTTATGCTATTGAGGACATAATGGCGGAACATTTGGAGGATTATCTTCCTAGGTCTTTGCTGAAAGGCGTAAGCTATCATCATCAATCGGAGGAAATTCACGCTGTAGATTGCCCTGCTGTTTTAATCTTTGACAATGGTAGCGAAGCGATTTGGGAAACTTGCCGAGGAATTGATGCAGCGGGTGCGTTGCAAGATGGTATGGCTATGGATCGCTATCGGTTTGACTTAGTAGTTTGGGTTAAAGGTCGCAAGAAGGATGATACACTCACAATTGTAAATAAGTGGCGCGATGGGATAAAGGCTTTATTCAGGGATAATTATGATCTGGGGGGCATAGCCGCGAACGTTACTGTTGTGACTGATGACCCAACAGCACCATTGGAAGAAGGCTCGGCGACGCTTCGTGCAGTGGCGATACAACTTAATGTTGATGTTTACCATTTACAGGGAGCAGTAGCCCTGTAAGGAGGTTTGAGTTATGGCACAAGTTGACGATTTTACAGCGGTGAAAGAGTGGGATTTAGCTGCTGCTGTATTGCGAGATTTGGTAAGGTCGGTTGCGTTTGCTGAGACTGATGATTTCACCAGTGTAATTATGCGAACAGGTGATGTGGAAGTTGCAGGCCAAGATGTTCTTGAGAATATCCAAAATATGGAGCAGCGGCTTCTACATGAGGAAACTCCTGCGACCAGCAATGCCTTCTTTACTGATCTCCAAAGTATGTTTGCTGCGTTCCAAACCTGGTATGTCAGTGGTGAGAATGGCACATATTCAGATGTCCCTGCTGCTTTAGCTGACAAGCACTATCGAATTGGCTATAACCTCAAAGATGCTTGGGCAGCTACACAAGGTGGCACTATTGGCAGTGCTTACTTATGTTTAGTTGAAAATGTAGAATTGGCACGAGCCTATCGCGGCAACGCGCCGACATATCCTAACACATTACCAAGCGATGTCGCTTATGTGCCGTTAGTCGTTGAAGTTGTTGGTGGTGCTATTGGTGCTGTTAATCTCACAGTATCTTTTACTGCGACCTATTCTAATGATACAACTGCTACAGAATCTATAGTTGTTCCTGCATTAAGTGCAGATGGTAGTTGGTGGCTTGGTACTCGTCAGCGCGTGGGTAGTCAGCCAATTACTGGTGATGGGTGCAATACTGGCGATACTGTTATTCCAATGACGACAACGACTGGTATGGTTGCTGGTCAAAAGGTGCTCATCCGTGACGAAACCTGGCCAGTTAGCCTGACATCTGACTGCCTTGCTGCAGATACATTTACCTGCGAAAATACGCTTCCCTTCCAAGCGGGTGATGCAGTAGTACTGCACGACGACGATACTGCTGATGAGAATGCAACTATTCTGATTGTAAACCACGAGACAAAGACAATTACGCTCACGGCGGCAACAACAGGCAACTTTACTGTAGCACAGAATGCATACATGAGGCTTCAGACCGCTGAGGATTATGGCTGGACTGAAGTAGTAGAAATAGATTCAGTGCAAGCTGGTGTAAGTATAACCGTCACCTCGGCGTTGAAGCATACTTATAGTTCAGATGGATATGTTCAGCGGTTAATCAAGTCTGTAGCTAACGTGACCTTGACGAATGGCACGGGCGGAGATGGGATACGGATTTTAGCTCTTCCTGATAGACCTACTTTTGAACAGCGTAATAGTTCTAGTTCAAGTTCAAGTAGCCAGTCATATTCCAGCAGTAGTTCCAGTAGCGAGAGTAGTTCCTCATCTTCTAGCTCAAGTAGTAGTGAAAGCAGCAGCTCGTCGAGCAGCAGTTCGTCCAGCAGCAGCTCGGAGAGTTCGAGCAGCAGCTCGTCGAGCAGCAGCTCGGAGAGTAGCTCTTCTAGTAGCAGCT